TTTGTAAGTTCATCTGTAGGCGGCTCTTTACCCGTACCACAGTATTCTAGGTCTTCGACAAAGACTGGACGTCTAGTGGTGAAATCAGGCCCTCAAATATTAACGATGAAGAAAGACCACAGGGCTGTTCTAAGAGCATCATCACGAAACAAAAAGTTATACGAAATAGACTTTGTTTCTCTTGAGCCGCGAGTTGCTTTGAACATCGCTGGTGCGGACCTACGGGGTGATGTATACACTTCATTCTCTGAGAACTTGGGGCTTGGAATCAGCAGAGATGCAGCGAAGTTAGCAGTATTATGTACTTTATACGGCGCCGGGAAGTATAGGCTGGAAAGTATGCTCAGAGATGAAGGTTCTGATATACCAGTAGAGAAGCTAATGAAAGAGGTTGCAAATTACTTTAAGGTAGACAGCCTGAGTAAAAGCCTATCAGATCAAGCAAAGACTGGATCCATCACTAACCTTTTTGGTCGACCTATCGAGGTTGATGACCAGCGCCCCTCTATCTTGGTTAATAACTTCCTGCAATCTACTGCCGTTGATGTATCTCTTGCCGGCTTTCTGGATTTTTGCAGACAGTTCGCGGGTGTCGTAAAACCCTTATTTATTATCCATGACGCTCTGCTATTTGAGGCAGATCCTAAGAAACTTACGGCGGTATCTGAATATGTATCTAATGGATACGATATGCAGGGTGTAGGCAAGTTCCCACTGAAGATTACGGAGTTAAACTCTAATGAATGAAGAAATGCTCAGAAGTTACATCAAGAAGATGATTCTAGAAGAAAATGAAGAGGCTGCCAAGCCAGAAGAGAAAGAGAAGGAATCGAAACGCTCTGGAGAAACCAAACCCGGAGAAATAGGATCCTCCGTCGGTCGGGGTCGCTGGAACAAAGACGTTCAAGAAGCCGGGGCCCTCGCGAAAGAAAACCCGAAGCAGCTTATGAAGAATCTTAAGATAGAGAAGTCAGGTTCAGAACTTCAGGGGATTGCCGATATTTTGAAGCAAGCTCTTTCTGGTGCTGACGTTATGAAGCGAGCATATGCTCCGGGACTGTCTCAAAAGAGGCAGGGAGACATGACTGGAATCATTATTAAAATGGGTGATCTCGATAGTCGTAATGGAGCGAAGTACATTCATCATACCCTCATCGGTGCTAAGAACGCCGGTAAGTTGAGTCTTAGTATTCCGGTCCAAGTCGACAGGCTAGGCGATGGCTCTGTTGTCGTATACAAATCTTCAAAGAAAAATTCTTGGCCTGAAAATGCGTAGTAGCATGTAAACCCCCATGTTTTCTTTTACATTATCTTGAATGAGAGGTGTAATATGAAGCATTTGGAAAAAGACGGAGTAGTAACACTAGAGAAGCTACTTGCACTAGCAGCTCCAGACAGAGATCCAGCGCCAGGTGATGTACCGGCTGTGATCATTGATGTCGAGACAACTGGTCTAAATAAGGATAATGACGAGATTATCCAGATTGCAATGCGACCCTTCTTTGTATCGCCGGCAACCGGCGAAGTTTCAGGCGTCAAGAAGAGCATTGAGTATCTTCAAGAACCGGCTAATCCTCTAAGCCAGATTATTACTGACATAACTGGATTTGTTGATGAGGATCTAAAGGGTCATTCCATCCCATGGGATAAAGTTGCAAAGATCTTATCGAAATGTCAGTTTGCGATTGCTCATAACGCTTCATTCGATAGACAGTGGATTGAGAAGGCGCTCCAAAAGAATGGACAGATTGTACCTTCAGACGTCGTCTGGTGCTGCTCAATGACCCAAGTTGATTGGACAGTCATCTGTCGCGCTTCGAAGGCTCTAGAGGTGCTCTGCGCTTGGCATGGTTTCTTTTATGATTCGCACAATGCCGTTGCTGACGTTGATGCGACTCTTCATCTTTTAAGGCATGAAAAGTACATGACTGAGATGCTAAGCAATGCTATGCAACCTGATTATCACGTCTTCGCTGCTGGCTCCTTGAGAGAAGAGAATCATCTTCTTAAGCAGCGCCGTTATCGTTGGAATCCAGAACTTGGGTGTTGGTGGAAAGAAGTAAGTAACCTCGCGAAAGCAGAGGAAGAGTCACTTTGGCTTTCTCAAAACCTTCAAAAATGTGAGCCGCAATATTTCGAAGTTGAGCCACAACACCGCTTTACTACATAATTAAAGATATGAAATATCTTAGAATGCTTATACGGGAAATGTTGGCCGAAGAAGAAGTTTTAGGTGAGCCAGACGAGAGCGCCGAGGATGAGCGAGAGGCTGACGAGCAAGCAGTTACCACTGCAGTTGCGGGTGCGACAACTCCTATCGGAACGGGCTCAACATACCCAAATAAGAAAAAGAAAAAAAAGACTTGAAAAATTAAGAATTTAGACTTATACTACTAATGTCCTCACGGACAAATTAACTGCAAATTGCCTATTGCACATTAAACATTTGGAGGTTATCATGGCAATTGATTTTGATGCACTTCGTAAGAAGCTCGGCCAGCTATCTGGCACAAACTCTCGCCGCAACGTTATGTGGCGACCACAAGAGGGAGAAGAGTCCGTAGTACGTCTCCTCGCGTTCTCAGGTAATGATGACGGTCTACCGTTTGCTGAGCGTTGGTTTTACTACAACATTGGAAACAACCCTGGTCTTTTGGCGCCATATCAGTTCGGTAATCCTGATCCCATCCAGGAGCTTATCACAAAGCTCCGTGATGAGGGCACCAAGGAGTCTTATGAGCTTGCGAAGAAGCTCTACCCTAAGGCTCGCTACTACGCTCCAGTTGTAGTTCGAGGTGAAGAAGACAAGGGCGTACGTATCTGGTCTTTCGGAAAGACCGTATACCAGTCTCTTCTTAACATCATGCTTGATGAAGATTATGGCGACATCACTGATGTGATGGAAGGTCGTGACATTAAGGTTGTTTGTACTAAAGCGCCCGGTCGCCAGTGGGCAACGACCGAAGTCCGTCCCCGAGGGAAGCAGAGCAAGCTTGCTGACAGCAAGAAGCAGATCACTGAGTGGACTGACGGAATTCCTTCCCTGGAAGAGATGTATGAAGAGAAGTCTTATGACACTCTGACAAAGATCGTAAATGATTGGTTGAACGGTGACGAAGATAACTCTTCTACCGACGACAACTTTGGCACGTCTCGTGGCTCTACAAGCAACTCAACTACCAGCTCTACAACAAACAACAGCGAAGCTGCGGTTAGTGATAAGTTCAAGAGTCTTGATGATGCTTTTGCCGATCTCGAAGATGACTTTTAGACAAAAGCTGTCCTCGTGACTTCAAGGGAGGGAAGAAATTCCCTCCCTTGTTTTTTATGAACATCTAGTTACATAATCTTATAGTTGTTCTATGAACATAGGAGTGTTTTAATGTCAAAAAAGAAGCAAGACAACAGCGATGAGTTTACCTCTGACCTGATTAAGTCACTGAATAAAGAACATGGTTCTCGAATTGCCTACAATCTGTCAACTGATGAGTCACCAACCCACGTGAATCGGTGGATTAGTACAGGATCTAAGCAGTTGGATTATATCATCGCGAATCGTCCGAATGGTGGTTTGCCAGAGGGGCGTATTGTAGAGATCTTCGGGCCGCCATCTATCGGAAAATCTCATATTGCGATTCAAATTGCTCGGTCTACACAGGCAATGGGCGGAATTGTCGTCTATATTGACACTGAAAACGCAACTAGTGTAGAGAACCTTTCGATGCTTGGTGTCGATATCAGCAAGCGATTTGTATATGTTGACACGCACTGCACAGAGGAGGTTATGTCTATCGCTGAGTCGACTATTCTCAAGGCGAAGGCGATGGATAAGGATGTACCTGTCACGATCATCTGGGATTCCGTCGCTGCTACATCTCCTAAAGCTGAGCTTGTCGGCGACTATGACAAAGAGACAATCGGCTTACAGGCTCGAGCTATCTCGAAAGGAATGAGAAAGATTACAGGCGTAATCGCAAATCAGAACGTGTTGATGATCTGTTTGAACCAGATTAGGACAAAGATTGGAGTTATGTATGGAGATCCTACTACTACACCCGGTGGTAAGGCAATCCCTTTTCACTCATCTGTACGAATTAAACTGGGGGCAGGGCAGCAGATCACGAACAAGAATAAGGAAGTAATTGGAATTCACGTTCGTGCAAAGACTATCAAGAACAAGGTCGCCCCACCTTTTAGAGAATGTAATTTTGAGATTCATTTCGGAAAAGGAATATTCGAGCATGAGCAGGTGTTCGATGAGCTGAGGAAGTTCGGCGCTGCCACAATAGATGACAAGACAATCAGCATTAGCGGAACCGGAAGCTGGAAGTCCCTTGTTGTTGCCAGCGCTTCTACAGGAGAAGTGATTGTTGAAAAGAAGTTCTATAAAGCTGATTTTGGTGATGTCTGGAATGATCCTGAATATCATGGGTATGTAGAAGCGCTGTTAGAAGCTTGCATGACAAGAAAGCTAGAAAACCCTGCTGACGCTCATCTTGACACGGAGTCATACGAAGAAGTGAGAGCCGCTGCTCTCGATCTAGACTTGGATGGTATTGAGGACTTAGATGTCTAATGATCGTCCTGTTCTAGTGTTAGATGGACTGAATGTCTTCTACAGGCACTGGGCAGCGAATCCCACTATGGATACCAACGGTGAACATGTCGGTGGGATAGTGGGGTTTCTGAAGGGCATACAACTGTTGTGCGAAAGGTATCAACCAAGTGATATAGTGGTCACTTGGGAGGGTGGGGGCTCTGTACGCCGGCGAGGGGTAAGCTCTACATACAAGTCTGGCCGTCGCCCTGCAAAGTTAAACCGCTTTTACGAAGATATACCCGACACTGTCGAGAATAGAAATTCACAAGTAGCAAGACTTGTTTCATTATTACGAAAAGCTGGAATCAAGCAAGTGTATGTATCTGACTGCGAAGGTGATGATATCGTTGCTTACATCGTAAACGCCGTCTTTAAAGATAAAGAGTGTATTGTCGTATCAACTGATAAAGATTTTTTTCAATTGATAAACGACAGGGTAAGAGTGTGGTCGCCCGGAAGCAAAAAAGAGTGGAGTATAGAGAGCGTTATCGATAACTTTGGCGTTCACCCAGAAAATTTTTGTCTCGCAAGATGCTTCATTGGTGACGCCTCTGACGGTCTAAAAGGTGCCCCTGGAGTTGGGTTTAAAAACCTCTCGAAGAGATTTCCGCAGTTTGGAAATTCTGACAGTCTTACTGTGGATGACATAGTTACTGAATGTGAAAAGCTTCGAGTACAAAAGAGTCTTAAGCTCTATGATAATATCATTGAACACGAAGAGAACATACGAAAGAACTGGAAGCTTATGTATCTCGGCTTAGGTAAGTTGTCTGCAAGCCAGGCACAGAAAATAGAGTCAGCTCTCCAGAACGATACCACCCGTGATAAACTTGGGTTCATCAGAGAACTGATGAAGATACAGATCACTAACGTTGATTATGACAAGCTTTTTATGACCTTGAAGGTATTAAAGTAGACTAACAGAGGATTTTTATGCAGCCCGCAACAAGCAAGACAGCAATTTTAGATGATCTGCCCGCCGGCCAGTTCGCACACTATAACAAGCCTTTTCAAGAGAAGATCTTTCAAGGCTTGTTGACGGACTTAAACTGGGCCGCTCAGATGGTTGAAGTTATGAGGCCTGATTTTTTCGAGCTGCGTTATCTAGAATATCTTTGTGATAAGTACTTCAACTACTTTAGAGAATATCGGTGCTTTCCAACTCAATCACTTTTGATTTCGATCATCAAAGATGCGCTTAGCGAAGACGGCGATATCATCCTAAGGGATCAGATTGTATCTTACTTGATTCGGATGCGCGAGAATCCTAACCCTGGTGATATTGCCTATGTTAAGGAAAAGTCGTTGGACTTCTGCAAGAGGCAGGCATTCAAGGAAGCCCTTGAGCAGTCGGTAGAATTGATTAGTACTGACAACTTCGAGTCTGTAATCTCGTTGATGAAAAACGCTGTATCAATCGGCATGCCGAATACGGTTGGGCACGACTTCTTTGAAGATATTGAAGCTCGCTTTCAGAAGATTGACCGATGTGTATGTCCCACGGGTATTCCAGAACTAGATGCTAAGGACGTTCTAGCAGGTGGGTTGGGTCGAGGTGAGATTGGGGTCGTTACCGCGAACACAGGTGTCGGTAAGTCTCACTTTCTTGTGCAGATGGGTGCTAATGCAATGAGAAACGGAAAGAATGTTCTGCATTACACATTCGAGCTGACTGAACAGGCTGTGGGTATTCGATACGATTCGAACCTCTGTAATATACCGTCTTCAGATGTTCACGATCACAAAAAGCAAGTCAAAGAGTTTTACGAAAAGAATGAAGACTTAGGACGCTTGATGATTAAGGAGTATCCAACTGGTACCGCGTCAGTAACGACCATTAGAAACCACATTGAGAAACTTGCTTTACGAAACTTCAAACCTTCTCTGATACTTATCGATTATGCAGACATTATGAGATCAACACGCCAGTATGACTCTTTACGTCATGAGCTTAAGCTTATTTATGAAGAGCTCAGAAATCTTGCAATGGAACTAAGGGTACCAGTGTGGACAGCGAGCCAAGCGAATAGAGACTCGGCAAATTCTGACATCGTTGGTCTTGAGAATATGTCGGAAGCATATGGGAAGGCAATGGTTGCTGACTTAGTTGTTTCGCTTTCAAGAAAGGCAACTGAGAAAGCTACTGGGACCGGTCGTATCTTTATCGCTAAAAACCGCGCTGGTAAGGACGGGATTCTTTTTCCTATACACATTGACACCGCGCGCTCTAGTATTAAAGTAATCGATAGTGAGTCGGCGACTCTCGCTGAAGCCCGCCAGGACGAACAACGCGAGACAAAAGACCTGATTAGAAAGAAGTGGAAAGAGATTAATAGAGTTTAATAAGATGGAGACAGAAGTGTCGAAAACATATACGTACCAAGAAGTATACGCTCGGTGTCTTGAGTATTTTTCAGGAGACGAGTTAGCAGCTAATGTCGTCGCGACTAAATACTTGCTTACCAATCAAGATGAAGAATTTCTGGAGTTGAGTCCGGATGATATGCACCGACGTATTGCTGGCGAACTAGCTAGGATTGAGCAAAAATATCCGAATCCCCTGACAGAGGGTGAAATATACTCTCTGTTAAAAGACTTTAGTCAGGTAGTTCCTCAAGGCTCTCCAATGTCTGGTATCGGAAATGACCAAAGAATCCAGTCACTATCCAACTGTTTTGTTATAGAGTCACCAGAGGACAGTTATGGTGGAATCTTGAAGACTGATCAGGAGTTAGTACAGATTGCGAAGCGTCGTGGGGGTGTCGGCTTTGACCTTAGCACAATTAGACCGAAGGGCCTTACCACAGCCAACGCAGCTAGGACTACAGACGGCATTGAAGTCTTCATGGATAGATTTAGCAATTCGTGTCGAGAAGTCGCTCAGGGAGGCCGTAGAGGGGCTCTGATGCTAACGATATCTGTTCACCATCCACAAATCCGTGACTTCATAAAGATAAAGCAAGATTTGACGAGGGTGACGGGTGCCAACATCTCTGTTCGTGTTACAGATGAATTTATGGAGGCCGTACGAAATAACGAAGAAGTCGAGCTTCGATGGCCCGTAGACTCTTCTAACCCGAAGATCAGTGTTGTTGATGACGCCGCTGAAATCTGGCACGAGATTATTGAAGGCGCTCACGCTGCCGCAGAACCTGGTGTCCTCTTTTGGGACACTGCAAAGTCCATGACACCTTCTGATGTATATACTAAAGAAGGCTTCGGTTCTGTGTCGACAAACCCATGCGGTGAAATTATTCTATCACCATACGATAGTTGCCGGTTGATGCTTGTGAACCTGACAGCGTTCGTGAAGAATCCATTCTCTTCTCGTGCTGAATTTGACTTTGACGAGTACTCTAGCGTTGTGATTAAAGCGCAGCGCTTGATGGACGACATGGTTGATCTTGAAGTTGAGCAAGTCGATAAGATTCTTGACAAGATCGATCGTGACCCAGAGTCTGATCATGTTAAGTATCATGAGAGGTCCCTGTGGAATAATATTCGAACAGCTGCTCTGAAGGGTCGTAGGACAGGGCTTGGGATTACTGGTCTTGGTGACGCTCTTGCCATGATAGGTGTCACTTACGGCTCTGAAGAGTCTGTTGATGTCGTAGAAGACATTTATAAGACTCTTGCCTTGAACGCTTATAGAAGTTCGTGCACACTTGCGAAAGAACGTGGCGCCTTCGAAGTTTACGACTTTGAGAGAGAATCAAACCATAAGTTTATCCAGCGCCTCTATGAAGCAGACCCTGAATTAGAAAAATTGTCGAGAGCCTACGGACGTAGAAACATTGCGTTAACCACAACAGCTCCAGCCGGATCTGTCTCTGTGCTGACGCAAACAACATCTGGAATCGAGCCAGCTTTCATGCTTCATTACACTCGCCGCAAAAAGTTGACTGGTCAAGATGCCGATGCTCGAGTAGATTTCGTGGATGATTCCGGCGATAGGTGGCAGGAATATACCGTCTATCACCATGGCTTCAGGCAGTGGATGGACACAATAGAGATTGGTGAAGGCGAAACAATGAGCAACGAAAAGCTTGTTGAGATGAGCCCTTATGCCGGCGCAACAGCCAATGAGATTGATTGGGTTGCTAAGGTCAAGATGCAAGCGGCCGCCCAGAAGTGGGTTTGTCATGCGATATCGAACACCACAAACCTCCCTAACGATATTGACGTGGAGACAGTCAAGCAAGTGTATATGAAGGGGTGGGAGCTTGGATGTAAGGGAGTAACTGTCTACAGAGATGGTAGCCGTTCAGGGGTTCTTGTCGCTGCTGAAGAAAGTCATGATGACCCTCGAGAGTCTTCTGAGATACTTGTTAATACAGCGCCTCGCCGACCCGAAGATTTAGAGTGTGATATACACCAAGCAAATATTAAGGGGGAAGCATGGACCATTCTGATAGGCCTTTTGAATGGCCAGCCATATGAGGTCATTGGGGGACTGTCGGAGTACGTAGAGATTCCCAGGAGACACACAACAGGTGTGATTAAGAAAAGAGTTAGGAAGTCTGTTCCCTCCAAGTATGATCTCGTTGTAGGATCAAATGGCGATGAATTTATAATCAAGGATGTCGTGAAAGTGTTTGATAACCCAAACCACTCTGCGTTCACACGTACATTATCGCTAGCGCTTCGTCACGGTGTACCAGTTCAATATCTTGTCGAACAGTTACAGAAAGATAAAGATGCAGATCTGTTTAGCTTCTCTAAAGTAATTGCTAGATGTCTAAAGAAATACATCGCGGACGGTACCAGGGCGAGTAATGGAGTACTAAGCTCTTGCTGCGACAGTCCGAATGTAGTATACCAAGAAGGATGTGCCACATGTATTAACTGTGGTATGGCGAAGTGTGGATAATAAGGAGTTATAATGCACTGGACAACAGAAATTGATCCCAAAGTTAAAGAAATAGAACTAAGAAAGCAGCCTGTAATAATCAGGGTCAATAAATTTGATGAAGATTCTGCAAAGAAGTTCGCTCAAGAGATGGCACAAGCCCATAACACAGGCCAGAAAGTAATTCCTATTGTCATTGATTCATACGGTGGCCAAGTCTACAGTTTAATGTCAATGATCAGTGCGATAAAGCATTCAGAAATTCCTGTTGCTACCATCGTAGAAGGTAAAGCGATGAGCTGTGGAGCTGTATTGTTTTCTTTTGGTGAAGAAGGCATGCGCTTTATGGATCCAAACGCAACAGTAATGATTCACGACGTCAGCTCCATGGATTTCGGCAAAGTTGAAGAACTAAAAGCGGGAGCGACAGAAGCCGATAGACTTAACACAACTATCTACACTATGATGGCTCGTAACTGCGGGAAAAAAGATGACTACTTCATGAAGATTGTAGACAAAAAGAAGCATGCTGATTGGTTCCTCGACGCTGAAGAAGCAAAGAAACATGGGATGGCAAATCAGCTGCGAGTTCCAAAGATTCATATCAAGGTATCTGTTGATATAGATTTTGAGTAGAGGGCAACATGGACAAAGTATTCTACAACAAAAGCTCCGCCGATTCATTGGGATGGGATCCCTCGTGGTTCGGAGCAGATGAACATGATGATGATTTAGTAAAAGCAATTAAGAAGTGGCAAAAGTCTCACGGATTAACTGCTGATGGGTTATGCGGTCCTGCGACGTATAGAAGAATTTGGACAGAGAGAGAAGATGAGATATCAGACTTTTCTCCTTCCCAAAGCTCATGTCGATCAGGCGATAAGTTTATTGTTCATAACGGTAATTTCCTACCTATAGAGTGGGACAAAGTTGTTCTGTGGGACGAACCTGATGGCCTAGGATGCAAAGACGGTACTTACACCAGCTATGCCGGGAAACCTGATAGACGACCGCACTATTTTGTTAACCACTGGGACGTCTGCTTGTCTACTGAGTCAATGGCAAACGTGATTGCGAAAAGAGGAATATCAATCCATTTTGGTATCGACAATGATGGCACGATTTACCAGCTATTAGATACGCAGCATGCCGCTTGGCAGGCTGGCGGTAGGAAATGGAATCATGAGAGTATTGGCGTCGAGATTGCAAATGCCTTCTACCCGAAATACCAGAGCTGGTATGAACGTAAGGGCTTCGGCTCCAGACCTATCAACCCTGCTGGTTCCGTAAAGTGTCACGGTAGAGGATTGGAAGAGCACCTTGGGTTCTATGACGTTCAAATTGACGCTTTAAAAGCTCTCTGGAAGGCGCTTCACAAAGGGTTAGATATACCCTTACAATGTCCGACTGATTCTTCAGGTGAGCTAATTACAACTGTTGATAAAGAGTGCGAAAGATCTAGGTTTTCCGGGTTCATAAACCACTACAATCTTACTAAGAGAAAGATCGATTGCGCTGGTCTAGATTTAGCCGCTCTTTTAGATGAGTGTCGGAGAGAAGTATAATGGTACATGTTGATTATGTTTGGGTTGACGGACTGGAATCACCCCTTGTGCGTTCAAAGACAAAGATCGTAACTCCATCTGTAAGCCAGAAAGGTGAAATGGAGATCCAAATTGCTGAATGGACGTTTGACGGCTCCTCGACGAACCAGGCAGTCACAAGCAACTCTGAGCTTTTGCTTAAGCCACACAGAGTCTATCAGTTATCAGATCAACACTACATTGCTCTTTGCGAAGTCTGTGATCCAGCTTCTGGAGAACCACACGACACAAATTACCGAGCCGTCTTAAGGGATAAGATAGCAGAGTCTGGTGACAAGGGACTGTGGGTAGGTTTTGAACAGGAGTTTTTTATCACCAAGAACGACAAGAACGTTTTGTGGCCTAAGCATGGTCTGCCACCACAGGACACTAGGTACTACTGTTCCTCTGGTGGACCCATCAGACATAGAAAACTTGTGAGAGAACA